CCCCCTCTGTAAACGATTGAACTTTAATTTGGTCAGATGATAGAGCCACAACCTGTCCAGGCTTATCCCCCTGTGCATCCATTTTAAAACCGTCATAACCAGCCTTACGGATTACAGCAATGTCTTCTTCAAAAAGTCTTTCTGGGTTTACTTGGTAAAAAAGTTTATTCTTTTTCAGTAGTGAATTTATCTCTGCTTTAGACAGTCTATCCACATCCTGTAGTTGCCCTGCATCGTCTATAAACCGCACACTCCCAAGGTCATCTGGTAAGTAATCTAAATCAACCCGACCGAATGTAAATCCTTCAGCAGTAGTGTCCATAGCCACTGTTTGAATAGGCACTGGGTTTTTAATATCAACCTTTGCCTCAACCACGTTACCCCCAAAGACTACAGATGTCTCATCATCTGCTGTTCTTGAGAAGTAAAAGCCCTTACTCCCTGCGTGGCTGTGTGGGCTATTAGGTGACTCAATAAAATCAAAGAAAGGTTCTGCTGTAGTTCTGTGGAATACCACCTCACCCGCATCTTCAGGTAAGTCATCAGCAAGTTTTTGCTCATCAACAGTCTCAGCTATCTCTCTAGTAGACTGTCCTGAATACCTTTTGACCCCTGCGGTAATGCCTGTACCAAGCACAAAACCTGCTCCTGTACCTATAAGACCAGACTTAGCAACACGCCCTAAATCAATATCTTCACCAGATACAGCCGTCTCAACTACCTGTCTGTTGACATCATCAACTGCGGTATAGACACCTGACTCAATACCAGCAATGACACCACCTCTAGTGGAGCTTTTGAGTAACTCTTTGATACCTAGCTTGCCTGTTTGTTTAGCAGCTTCTTTACCTGCCAGACCAATACCAAATGTAGTTAAACCTACATAGGTAGTAGGGTCAGTAGCTACACCTTTGAAGAAACGCTTTGCCCCATTCCATGAAACACCTAAGTCATCATAAGACTCCATCATGTAGAGGAAGGCTTTCTTCTGCTCGTCTGTAGCCCCAGAGATACGGTTAGCATCTAAAGACATCTTAGGGAGGTTCCAGTTGAACCACCCCATTGTCTCGATACCATACTTAGCGTAGTCTTGTGGGGAAAGACGAGGGGCATCAACACTGTTATTCATGTTATAAATAACTTCAGAAGCCTTTTGATAATTAACATCATTAACTAAGTCTTCGTCATACAGAGTATCGCCCATATCTTGGTAAGTAGCGTTAAAGCCTTGAGGGGCTTGTGGTTGCCCCTGCGATTGACGGAAAGCATCCGCAATACCTAACGGCTTTTCCTCTTGCAATGAGGCTCTATAAGCATCAGCAATACCTGCCATATTTGTCACCTATATTTATTTGAGTGTTGTCTCTAGGAACCTTTCTGCATAATCATTGTCACTAAAGATGTTTGCTGGGTTTTGTTCTAACAGTTGTATCAGTTCCTGTACTTCATCCCTTTGTGTGTATGGGATTGCATTAGCTGCATCAGGGTCTAGTCGCTCAGTAAATGAAGCTATTGCCTGTTCAGCCAGAGGTTGTACAAATGCATCTAACTCTTCTTTAGGCATCTTGTTAAGCTCGTTCATAGCTTGAGCATAAGAACGTGAACCTTTGTTCTGGGTTAGACTTGGGTCATTCTCAGACCTAAACACAGTAGTCACTAAGTCAGCTAAACGTCTGTCTTCAGCAGCCTGTAGTGGGTTTGGAACCGCAGGAGGAGGCGTACCGCCCTCACTTATTACCACCCAATCAGCATCGGTAGCAGTCTTAGAGTCTATACCTACTGGTAAACCATAAGTGACACCGCCAGCTTCAAATGTAGCACCGTAGGTAGAGTCACCTGTGGGTTGCTCTGTTTGAGTTTGTTGTGGCTGTTGCTGTTGTCCCAGAGTTTGTAGTTGCACTTCAGTCATTTGATTAACTTCTTGCAACCTAGCTCTTACTTTACCTTCGGCTCTGTCATAGATACCGCCATCATCATGTAAGTCTGCGTACCCAGGCACTTCACCCTTTGTCTCAAGATGAAGATTAACTAAGCGTTTAGTTTCTTGGTTCCAAGTTTCAGTAGCTATATCACTAAATGACGTAGCTAACTGACCTAACTGAAACCCTTTTGCTAAGAAGTTGGGGTTATCTGTGTAGGTCTTGATAGTACCACCTAAGCGTTCGCCTAATGCTGACTTATGAGATGCTGAAGCAATGATTTGGTTACCTAGAAGTAAGTTAGGTAACTCTTTGATTAGCACCGCTTTTTCATTAGGATGGATGTCTGTACGCTCATTAACCTTAGCAATCATAGACTCAAGGTCACCTGCTGTTCCTAAAGATGCACTTACACTTATTTCATCTTTAAGAATGGTGTAGTTAGTTGCACTTACATCAGCTTTAACCTGTGCTGCCTGTTTTGAAATCTCAGCCATCTGGTAAACTTTGTTGCCAAGCACAGCATCATTTCCTGTTAAGCCAGTGCTTTGAGCCATGATTCTATCTATACCTGCAATATCACCATTGACAGCTAACTGGTTTAACTTAGATTGAGATTCTACAAGTTTCTGTTTGTTTAAAACTTCTTGTTCTTTTTGCTTACGCTCTAATTCAGCTACGGCTAACTGGCCTATCTGTTTATTAGCTTCACTTAGCTTGGCTCTAGTTGTCTTAGTGTTCAGGTGCTTTAGCCTTTTATCACTAAGTAATCTTGTAGCCCCTGATGATGGGTTAAGTTTCGCATAAGCGATGACCGCATCGACATAGGTTTGATTAACTACAGAGTTTTCGTTGATAGAAGTGTCAATGCTGTTTTGTAAATCCACTTCAAAGGCTTCCACAGCAGCGTTATAGCCCTCTTCTGTTTCTAAGTTATACCTATCAAGTGTTAAGATAGAGAAGCTGTTAATATTAGTTGTGTCTATGTCTTTAGTAGCTTTAGCCTGTCTGCTTAATATGCCTGGCATCTGCTGAGATTTAGCTGCTCTAAAGCCCGTAAGCGCACCTGATAAAACAAAAGGATTATCTTTATATTGCTCTCTAATCTTATCTTCTTCTGAACCTAAGAAGGCATTTAACTTAACGTCACTAAGAGCAATGTCATCATCTAGCTTACTGAAAGTTTCTAGGTAGCTTGTCTGTGTTTCATAGTTTGATTTCTTTTCAATAGCTTGCGCTAGAAAGGACTGAGAAACCTGTGGGTACAACTCCCCTGCTTTAATTGCAGTTAGGATGTCCCCTTCTTCTTCGGCCTTCCAACGATTAATAAAAGCCTGTGCCTCGTCCTGACGTAGCTTGTCATCTTCAGCTTGTTGTTGTGCCGCAGCTCTCTGCCCATACTTACTGACAGTACCAAAGGCTGAAGCCAGTTGGTCAGCAGCCGATACTTTAGGCGCATTAACGCCACCACCATAGGCATCCACTGGGGAAGCTGAGGGGCTAGAGATTGTGCGGAATCCCTGTAAATCCTGCATATGTCCTTTACTCATCCGAACGTCTCCTCAAACCAACCATCAAAAGAATCAGCCATCTTAGAGTCTATTGCAGGAGCAAAGCTCTGGGATGCTATAGCTAACAGATTAGGCTGTGCAGGGGGTGTTAAACCTTGCATACGCGCTAACATAGTCTGTAGTGACCTTTCAAATGAATCATCAATAGTGTCCATCTTGCTATCGAATGTTTCCTTCTGGCGTTGTCTAGTCTGCCCTTCTTGTCTGCGTATGGCTGACTTGACGTTATCTACAGACAACCCCTCAATACCTGCCTCACCCATAGACACATTAGCTCTTGACTCAGCTTCTAATGCTCTGCGTTGTAGGTCGATATTAGATTGTACATAGGCTCTGGACTCTTCTTTCCTTCTTCTGATGAGGATTTCCCTGTCCAAGTCCATGGCATCTTTAGCTGACTCAGTACGCATCTCGTTCTGCAACTTTGTCATCTCGTAGTTGCTCGATGCTGCCCCATACTGTGAGCCAAAGTTCATTCCCATCATTAAGCCACTAAATGCACTCATTGTTCTATCCTCTTCATCAGTAGGTAAAAGTCTTCTCCACCTAATTTATATGTTCTGTTTTTTACTACCTCAAACCCACACCACTCTAACCACCTAATACTATTTTTATTATCCTTGTGTATTAAGTTATATACATTATTAAAGCCTTCAGATAAGTCTTCTATTGTGGGCTTACTTAGTATTAGTATTGACCTTTTATGTTCTTTAGCTAACTCAGAAGTAAGCATCCAGATAACACCATTCTTAGGGTTGTTAGGACACTGTGACACACCACACATAAAGACCACTTTTCTATCAGAATCTACTCCTGAGTAAACTTTAGATTTAGGTAAGTTAAAACTATTAGTTAAACTCTTTTCAGGGGTGTTACCTGTAGCTTCAACTTCTAGTTTATCTATGGGTCTTAACTGCGATGCTAACTCAATAGCATCACTAGGTAGTGCATCAACTATTTCTAACATTATATCCTCTTAGACAATATGGTGTAGAAACCTTCCCATTCAATAGTCTGGAAGGTACACGGTAGGAAACTGTCTGACTTTATCTCTACAGTTACACTGTCATTCTTAGAAAGTACGGGGAACTTAAATGTACCGTCAGATAAACTTGGTAGCCCTACAGTAGAGCCTATCTGGTTGATAACTTGGCCAGTGTACTCATAACTAGATGTAGCCCTGTTGTTAGGCGTTACTTCTACCTTAAAGTATCCTGTGTCCTCGAAACCCACACGCATGCTTTTTAACTGTAAGCGACCTGACTGGATGGCTTGCGCCCCATTATTCTCTCTTACGTACTGTGGTGATAAGCGGTACTTGAAATCATACTTGTAGCCTATTGTAAGTTGGCTGTGTGTGTACTGACCATTTAACACTAGATACCTATAGGGGTCTATAGCCCCATTAGGGTCTAGCCACCACTCGAAATCTAATAGCTTACCTGTAGTGTTATCTATCACTACTGCGTTGGCTGCATTTACAGGGCTGCGTAAACAGAAAGGAATCTCTACCTTGGTTTCGTCATCACTTGCTGAATAAGTTACATCTCCATTAGAAGGGGTGTACTTGTTATCAAGCAATGCAGTAAAGGCCTGTATATTACCAACTGTATCTGTTGCCTGTACACTATCTAAAGGCTGACTAAAGTCTATAACCATAATTACTAATTCACTGCTAGACGAAGAATAGTCAATGCCATTAACATTATCAGAAGAGTTTCTGTCTGATGACTCAGCTACAAAGTAAAGATAGTCACCTGTAGAATATATACTTAGCACCTTTTTTACTGAAGGGAATATCCACTCTGACCAACTTGCCTGTAGTTTCTTCTCCCCATCTGTAAAATACTTATAAACAAAAAACCTACCTGAGTAAGTTATAGCCATGATTAAATCATTACTTTCAGAGGTAACTAAATCTTTTAAGTCGGCAGGGATGTACTTAGGAACGTGCGCTGTTAATTCTACAGCATCACTTCTAACAGTATCAGCTTCAATAAAGTATTCTTTAATAGAAGAATGCCCACTTCTAGTGGCAGTAAAGTAAAGTACATTCTGCGCGCCTACAGGAGCAATGGCCGTGTTAGACTCAAAGTCTGTACTAGGCACTACAGAGATTGTTTGTTGTGTTAGTGGGCCATTAGTGTCTACTTTAAACTGCTTACTTTTTGAAAATAAAGTTAAGGTATCATTAAATACTACGGCATGTTTTAAGGCATTTCCGCCTGTATCTTTTAGGGCTACATCAATAGGAGCATCATCTAAAATTGTTGTTACTGTTTTAGGGAAGAAGTCATAAGGGTCTCCCGACTCGCTGAAAATAATATTCTCGCCACTTAGTATCCCCAGTCTATTTTTAAAGTAAAATACCTGGCTGATTTTATTTCCTACAAAGGAAGGTAAGGGTGTCGTATCTGAGTCACCACAAGTCCTTGCGCCCCAAGTAACAGTGTTTAAAACCCAGTTATTACCTGACTGTGTTAGTACATGGGGCATCGTACTAGCGTTAATACTGAACTGCTGGCCAGGTCTAAGGGTTTCTTCATAAGTGTTTGCAGACAAAGCCTTAACATAATAACTATCAAATGCAGATGTAGCTGCCCCAATAATTTTATAGGTATTTCCCGTTACGGCATTCGCCCCTTGACCATCAGGTAAATCACTAAAAGAGTTATATAATTGTGCGTTAAGAGTCCCTGAAGAAGTTGCACCTGCGGCAGAGACTGTCTTAGACTTATTTAAGATAACGACACCATCATCATCCACTAGTAGCTGTAGGTCTTCCCTTGGGTTAGTAGTGTAAAGATAGTCCCCTGAAGTTTGGGAGGCTTGATTAGTGATTGTGCGGTTAATAGGGGCTGAATAACCCTCCCCTGACTCAGTCATTTTTAATGCAACACTAGAAGTGGCTTGGTCATAAAAGGCTGTAAAACAAAACGTGTTTCCTTGCCATTGAAAATGGTGAATCAACCCGTTGTCTAAGTCCCCTAATGTCTGGGGCAGTTGCCCTTTGTAAGATGTATGAGGTCTTTTCTTCAAACCATCAGCCACATCAGATAATCCATTCTCTTGAATCTCAGCCTGTGTAGGTTGGCGTAACGGTGCTGGCTGTTGGCTTACACCATTAAGTAAGTTAGGTATGCTTGAAGATACTAGTCCCATGATTGTTTACCTTGTAGTTCTGCGAGGAGTTCCTCTGGCAATTATTTTGTAGGTATCGTAGCTATCTGTAAGGAGGTTACTATCCTCATTAATAGCTTCGGTTCTTTCAAATTCTATTAGTGCTTCTCTCTCATCTTCAGCAGTAAAGGCAGCTAAGGTTTCTGAACCCATAAAGCGCGCTTGAAAACGTCTTGCTGCTTTAACAGTGATGTAGCGTTTAACGTGCTGTGGCAGCTCATTAAAATCTAAGAGTAATGTCATATCGACATGCACTGTGCTGTTAAATGAAGTGAAACTTCTTTCACCTCTGTCATATAATCTATTACCACGCTGAGTCGCATCTATATCTTTTGACACGCCTGTGGTGTCTACTTTCACGCACCCAATAGGTAGTTGTATTTCGTTATTAACATTAGGTGTGATAGGAAAGTTAATTTCTGTATTACAATGTAAGCCACGAGTCTGTAGCTCTACACTTGTTTCATTAATAAGTGCTTGGGCTAGTGTTGCATCAATCAGTGCTGAATCATTCAGATTAGATACTGGAGCTTCACCAATGGCTGATAACATTACGTTTACAGCTTCTAGCTCTGTTGTAGTTGTAGTTAAAGCCACGATAAATCCTCTTTAAGTAAAAAAAAGCGGAAGCCAAATTAATGACCTCCGCTATAAGTTTTAAGCAGTCTGGATTTGAACAGCAGCTTCAGGACGTAGGACACCGTGGCCCATAGCGTACTTAGCAACCATCAAGGTTCCTTGTCTGCGAATGTCGTACTCTGACTCTACAGCCAAATCCATCAACTTCACTGTACCAACAGCAGAAGTGTGAGCGATAAGAGCAGTAGTGTTAGCAGCAGCAACAGCTTGTGGGCCGCCTGTACCACCAGCATCTACACCAGCACCAGTTATGTTAGCGGTAGGTAGATGTGGAGTCTTGATAAGGTTGATACCAGCGATTTGTGGTACTGTACCTTCAGCAATCGAACCACGACCAGAGAAGTCTACGTTTACTGCGTTAGAAGCGTTAGCAAGCAAGTAGTATTGCTCTGGCTTCAAGAAGCAGAAACGACCTTCAGATGGAACGTAAGCATCATCTAGAGCTTCAGCAGCATCAAAGATTGCACCAATTAAGGCAGTCGCATTGCTGTTTGAAGTTGCAGCAGTGATGATAGTACCTGAAGCGTAGCTTGTATCACCTACGTTAGCAGATGCAGCAGCAGCTTGAGCCATAGTCTGTAGAACGTGCTTGTCCATTTGGAAAGCAAGCGCACGGCCCATCTCAGATGAATAAACTGAACGCACATCATAGTGGTTCTTAGCTTCTTCAATGTTAGAGATGAAGTGACTAGACAATAGAAGGTCATTAATAGTAATAACTTTCTCGTTGTGGTTGATGTCTGTACCAGTGATTTCAGCACCAGGCGTGTGATACGCTGCGCTTGAACGACCCATTACTGGGAACTGTGCAGACTTACCGTTAGCAATGGTGCGAACCATTTGCTTGTCAGCAGTTACTGTAGCTTGCTCAAAAGAAGTGAGAACTTCGCCAGAGAACTGTTTTAGGAACAAAGCATCAGCCGTTCCTGCGTTGTTTACCAGGCCGATGCCTGATGGGTTTGCATTACTCATTGTAATATCCTTTAAAATAAATTAAGTTAGTAAATTAATAACATGTAATTCGCTAATCCTTACTTTACTGGAAAGGGTGTTCTCCGCAGAGAGCCTCACTGTTTTTTGGGGATGTATTGAATTGATTAACAGCCTTGGTAGGCTGGTTAAAATGTGCTTCTACCTAGCTTCTTCTCGACAGCTTGACGGAAAGCGGGGTCTTTCTTGTACTCAGCAGTTCCCATATCCTTGGTAACTTGCGCCCAACTATCATAGGTATCCACAGAGGCAGAGGCTTTACCACTCAATAATGAGGGTTCATAACCACCGTTATCCCTGTATCTTGATACCATTCCATCAATAGCTAGTCGTGCTTGAGATGTGTTACCTGAAGTGATTGCACCATTAAAGGCATCAATTTCACTGTCAGGTAGGTTGTCGGTTGCCCATTCGGTCATACTTTTGTAAGACTCTTCACCACCCGCAAAACCAAATAATTCATTAGTATATTGGGTAGCTCTAGCCTGTTGGCCATCGACATAAGAATCCACCATTTCCTTGGGGATACCTTTATCCTGTAGGTCTTTATAAGTCTGTTCAGAGAGTGTGCCTGTTTCTGCGAACTCTTCTTCCATTGAACTGAAATCTAAACCTGCATTTTCTACAGCTTGTTTAGCAGCCTCTCCTTCAGCTTCACTAGTTTCTGGCGTTTCCACATCACTAGGCGTTGCTTCTTGAGTTTGAGCTGCTTCTTGACGAGACTGAGTGTACTGTTTTTCCAGCTCACCATATGCTTTAGAAAGGTCTTCAGGAGAATTAAACTTCTCTGGTAACCATTCTGGACGAGACTCTTGAGTTTGCTCCACTGGAGCTTCAGAACCTGTAACATTTCCTTCTACCTGTATTGTATCAACCATTGCTTGAACCCCTCTGAATTATATTGCCTCTAGCGTTTCTATACTTTACGCCTAATTCAGCATTCTCCATTCCAGGCCACATAGGATACTCAACCTTCTTTTCCTTTTTAGGTTCAGCTTCCTTCGGGTTATCTTTCTTTAAAGTCATCTTGGGTGTTTTTGTCATCTATTGTACCTGTTGTTGCTGATTGCCTTTCACAACTTCCTTCATCACACCAGGGGCAGCATCTTTGACAGCCTCCTGCATCATCTGGTTTTGCTGTGCTTGTTGTTGTGCTTGCATCTCAGCTTGTAG